GCGTGTCTTCTCTGGGTGCCCCCCCGGGGTATTGGGGCACGCTCCCCCATGTGTCTGCCGGGTTCATGTCTTTACCGGGTTCATGTGTTAACCGGGTTCATGTCTTAACCGGGTTCATGTGTTAACCACGTTCATTCATTGACGCGGTTCATGTGTTCATGTGTTAACCACGTTCATTCATTGACGCTGCTTATTGGTATTGAGAACCGTTCTCACGACACGCCGACTTGACTCTTGATGCCAAGCGCTGTATATTGGAACCATCAACCAAGGAGGCGCGAAATGAACAGGGAATTCAGCGGCAAAGGCTATGTCCAGGGTGGCGAGGGCGTCTTCGTCACCTCGACGGGGGAACGCTACCATTACCATGACGGCGAACTCACCCGGACGTCGGTCGGGCCTTGGCCTATCGCGGACCGAACACGACACGCTGACTTGACGGCCAACGCCAAGTACGGTATGATAAAAGCATCAACCAAAGGAGTGATTGAAATGAAGTATCTTGGAATGTTTGAATTGCAGCCGCTGTACGACTCGCACCAATCGTTCTACGGCAAGGCGTTCGTCGAACGCTACGGCACGCGACTCGTGCTCAAGTCGTACGGCACGGAGGTCGCCACCGTCGAGCGGGTCGGCGAACCGGACGCGGACACCGAAGTCTACGAAGTCCGTATCGCCGTGCGGTACCTGAGCGCCACGACGTTGCGGCACGTCAAGGAGTTCCTGGCGCAGACCGACGATGCGTTCCGCGGCGTCACGCTGCCGTGGTTGCGCAAGGCCATCAAGGACGGCGATCCGATCGACGGGGCCGGGACGGCATGGCGCAAGGTGTACACGCTCAAGGAGCTGTGACGCGACACGCCGACATAGACAAACAGTATACAGAGTGGTATACTGAAAGTATCAGCCAAGGAGGTATGAAATGAAAAAGGAAACGTTCGAAGGCACGCGGATACGAACCGAAGTCCGCAAGCAACGGAAACGCAAAGGCGACCACACGCTTCGATGCCGACCATGGCGTCCATATCGCAACGCCAACCGTGACGGCACCGACCCGCGAGGACGCGACGGACGCCGAAACACCCAGGATGATCGACGGGCCGACCGCCTGACCATCCAGCCCTGGCGGCACACATGCGGGTTCGGGTCCCGCAAGGGCACGAAAACATACAAGCCATACTATAAGGAGCAGTGGTGACGATGGCTGACAGAATCGCGATCATGGGCGGAGAACCGTTCGCCGATTGGATCGAAAACGACGGCAAAGCGCAGCGGCTCTTCAAGGCGTATCGCGCCCAATGGCCGGACGGCACGGCACAGTGCGTCGCAGTCGGCGACGAATTCTATGTGCGTTTCGCCGACGGTGACGGAATGCGACGCGTGAGCGACGTGAGGGACTTGGAAGACGAGGACCATTGGTGCGCGCGATGCGGCACGCCGATCGACCCGGACAGTGACGAGTGCTACAGCTGTGACGCCTATGACTGCTATGCCGTGCTGTGCGAGCACTGCGGGGACGGCATGCACGACGGCTACTATTGCCCGCGCCACCGCAGGGCCGAAGCGTTCGCGGACGGCAGAGAACCGTCCTACGTCTACCCGTACGCGTTCGGCGACGGCAGGCAGTTCACGTTCGGCGTCGAGATCGAACTCGAGTCCGAACTATCCGATGACTTCGTGGAAAACGTGACGAACTCCGACATCATCGCCGGTTGGGACAAGGACGCGTCGCTCGAACGGAACGGGGTGGAATTGCAGTCCAATATCCTCGACATGTCCAAGCTGCCCGCCTTGGAGCGCATCGTCGAGGGCATCCCGGAATACGGCGAGAACGCCGGGGGGCATATCCACGTGGCCCGCACGCCCAATCAGTGCGCCAGCCGTTGGTATTGGGCGCTGCACGGGCTGAGCGCGTCCCAGTGCCGTCTGCTCAACATGCGCCACATCGACGACGACCATTGGTGCACGCTCAGCCACGGGAAGTATACGGGCAAGCACACCGCCGTCAACGACGAGCATGCGGACACCATCGAACTGCGGACGTTCGACTGCTGGTACGAGGGCAGCGCGGGCAGGCTTATCCCGGCCGTCAAGTGGGTACGCGCCATGTGGCGCCTTTTCGAAAGGCACCCCCGCGGCACGGTGCCGGCGGCACTCATCGAACGCTACTCATCGTGCATGGCCGACAACGTGACCGACACGCCCCGCCGCACGCTCGGCGAACGGCTCGACGCGGCACGCCGCGTCAAGGCCGCGCGAAAAGAGGATGAGGAACGTGAGCGTAAGGCGCGCGCGGAAGAAACCAGCCGCCGCGTCATAGCCAACGTGAACGCGTCCCGTAAGGCACGCCACAGCCATGGCGACACGCTCCCCGCCATGCTTGAATACCGCAAGCATGAGGAGCGCCGCGAGCGCGGGCGCAGGCGCGTCGAGGAACGACTGCTGGCCCCGGAACTCTGCTACGCGCTCCCGTCCCGCAACCTGCGGCCGCTGCATCGCTACGTGCAGATGGCCACGGCTGTGGTATTGGCGGGCGACAAGTCCCCGATTCTCGACTTCTTCCACTTGTACCATGCGCACAGTGGCGACAACATCTGGAACGGGTCCGAGTACGTCGGCCGACATGGCGAGATGGCCCAGCGCGTGGCCGCGAACATCGTTCGCAGCCGTATCGCACGCGCGTCCCACGGCAATCCGGTCGCGGAACCGCTGGAACGCACCGCGTTGCGTCTGCTCAAGCGTGCGGGACGCCCCGAACTAAGCGAACGTTACGCGCGTATCCGCAAGCATATCGCGGCCACCTACGGCAACGCCTGACAATATCAACCGTCGGGGGCGGGAACGTCCAGCCCCCACCATCAAGGAGGAAAAACAACATGTGTGTGATTGTGACAGCGGCACCCGGCTCCATGCCCGAACCGGCGGATATCCTGGCCATGAGTGAGGCCAACCCGGACGGGGGCGGTGTCAGCTGGTGGGATGGCGAGCGCCTGAGGGTGTTCAAGAACGTGGACCCGTTGAAAGTCGTCGGCTTCGTCTACGGCCATTGGCGGCAGTTGCGTGACGCCCCGTGCCTGATTCACTTCCGTCTCGCCACGCATGGCGCTGTGGAGCCGCGCAACTGCCACCCGTTCCACACGGACAGAGGATATGTGGCGCACAACGGCATCGCATACAATTACGAGGTTGGCCCGTACGCGTCCGACTCCCGCAACATGGTTGCCGCGTGGATCGAGAGCGGATACGACGATTCCGTGTTCGACGGGCAAGGGCATGTCGCGCTTATAACCCCCCACGGCTGTCTGAAATGGCTTGAGGGCGACCCGGTTGAACTCTCCCGGGGCGTATGGGTGTCTAACATGCGGTGGCATGTCTGATAAATTTTTGGGCGTGTCGCAAGATACGCCCTGATATAATAAACAATGAATCCAAAGAAATGAGGTAGAACAATGGAACCTTCGGAATACTTTCCCGCCAGAGTCGAAACGTTCCTGAGCATGCTGCCCGATAGGGCGCTTGAAGCCGGAATCGACGTGATAACCGCCATAATCGTGTACGACTTGGCGATCCCGTTCGCGGCCAAGGACTATCAGTGTGCGCTTGAGGCATGGCTGCAAGGGCGTCACAAGGTGTGGCAGAGCCGCATCGACGCGTATAAGGCGAACCCGGACGGCAAGAACCTTGCCACCATAGCCAGATACGCAATCAACGAACACACCCCCCACACCCAACGCGACTTCGACGATATCGTGGAACGCGCGTATAGGCTTGCGATAGACGAAACGCTTATCGAAAACGAACTCGAAAAAAGGAGGAACAACAATGGCGGACGATAAACGACACGACGTGTTCGGCAGAATCGCGGCAGTGCAGCAGTCCGTGGAAGCGGTCAAGCGCACGACTGAGGGATACGGCTACAAGTACGCCACGCTGGCCGATGTTTGGCAGCTCGTCAGGAACAGCATGGAGGAACACGGGTTAGGCTGGACAGCCGTCTGCGCCAGCGAGATAGTCGGCGCGGACACTGACATGCCGACCGTGTACAACACGCTCACGGTGGCCGTCTATGAGTCCGCGCACGAGTGGGAAAACCTCTTGGACATGGTTAAGCATGGCGAGGCGGTCAGCAGCAGCTACACATATCCGGCGGCCGCGGCCCAGCAGGTGGGCAGCTTCGAAACGTACTATCGGCGTTACGGGCTGATTCACCTGCTTGGACTCACAACCGTGATGGACGATGACGGCAAGACAGCCGCCCCCCTCCCCCGCCCTTCCCTCACTGAGGAATTCAACTAAAAACCGAAAGGAAAAAACAAAATGGCAGACAACATGCTCGAAATCGAAGCGGTAGGCGAAATCCGATTCGTTCACATCAAGGACAAGTATCAGTCGGACGCGGCGAAGCAGCGCGGCATCGAGGCGAACTACCAATTGCAGCTCTCGTTCCCGAAGAACGGTGACGTGCATAAGGAACTCGTCGCGTCCGCCAAACAGTTGGGCGTGCGCGCCAACGGCGACAACCTGCGCTACAAGGACGGCGATTTAATCACCCTCAAGGATGGAACCCAGCCGCAGCGCGGCAAGTGGCTCGTCAATCTGTCCAGCAAGTGGAGGCCCAGCATCGTCGACCAGAACGCCAACGACGTGGAACTGGTCGAAGAGCCGGGCGACGGCACGCTCGCCAACGTGGCGTTCAAAATCGGCAGCACGAAGGATGGGCGTCTCACGTACTTCCTGACCGGCGTTCAGCTGCTGCGAGTCGAAAAGAACAACACCCCCGCCCCCCACAAGTTCGGTGCGTACACGCAGCTGACCATCGACGATGAGGGCACCGAAGAGCCGGAACCGGAGTTCTGACCCCCGCATGAACGCGCCAATCCACTACAGTGACGATACGCTGATTGACGCGCTCACCACCTGCCTGAACATAGACCAAGCCGCGCGTGCGCTCGACGTGTCGCGCGGCTGGCTGTTCCCGCACGCGAAACGGTTGGAGCGCGAAGGCAGAATCCTGCCGAAATCAATCATGCCCGCATATTTCAGACCGAAGGACGACAAATGACGAAATTCCTAGACACCCCCCCCGATAGCGTTCTGGCATCCACCGTGTTCAACACGATGCTCAAACGCAATCCAGGCAGATGGGCCGAATACCGTTCATATGAGAAACGCACCACCGCGAACGCCGTCGCCTGCCATGTCCGCAAACACCGCGTCGCATGGACGGAACCAAACGTCGATTACGCCGCGGTCACACGCCGGAAGGCCGACGGCACATACGCGGTATGGGTCAGCGCGGTCAGAGTCAAGGAGGACGCCGATGCCGAAACTGAATAACCACAGAAACGAACCATTGGAGTCGGCCATCCAAAACCGTCTCATCAAAGTCCTGGAACAGCAAGGATGGTACGTTCAGAAAACCGAAGGACGCTCACGCAACGGATTCCCCGACGTGACCGCCGTAGACACGCTCGGCAACGTATGGTTCATCGAACTGAAACGCACGGTAGGCAGGCCAAGCCCAGACCAATGCCGCGAACTCAAAGCGCTCGCCCAGCACAACGCGAACGTCATGCTCCTCTACGGCATGAAAGCCGTGGACACCATGCTGTCCTACCGGAACTGGGTCGACCTGACAAACATGTACCACGACATCCTCATCGTCGATTCGGAAGGAAAAATGAAATGGACGAAAGAAATCTGACATACAAGGTCTTCAAAGACCGTGAAACATGGCTCAAAGCCCGCGAGGAGACGATAGGCGCGTCCAGTCTCGCGCATTTCATCGCCACCGGACAACTGCCATCGCCCCCGCCCGACGTTCCCGCAGTACAGTCGGCATTGCAGTTCGGCAGCATCTGGGAGCCGATGCTCGTCAGACTGTATGCGGAACACCTGCAACTCGCCATCGTCGCCAAGAACACGCCCGTCGAAAAACTGGAGGACGGACAGCTCGCATGGTATGACAACAGCTTCTACACGGACGGACGCCTGCACGTCTCGCTGGACGCCGCATACCGCGACCACGGTGGCCTATTGCACACCGTCGAAGCGAAGACGGGAAGCAAGCCATCCTACGCGTTCCTCAGCACGGAACAGCGCGGCCAATATGCGGCCCAAGCGCAGATAGAAGCCCGCATGATGGACACGGATTATGCGGAAATCATCTACGCGCAACGCCCCCCGTCATGGGAGACGCTGGACGCCGACTATATCACCGAACGAATCAAGGAAACGCTTGACATCGTAATCGTTCCCGACGTGATGGACGTGGGCGCGTTGGAGAAACACGCGACGGAATACGAGCGTGCGGAACAGCCAGCCGATGCGGACAATGGCGGGCGGCAACTGTTGGCCGAACTGTTGGAGGCGAAAGACCGGTACGAGGCGCTGAAGGAAAAGCTCTCCACATGGCTGGCCGAACACCCCGGCGAACGAGTGGCATGCGACGGACACGTCGCAAGACTGGCGGAAACCACGCGCACCACTACCGACTACAAAGCGTATTTCAGCCAGCATCCGGCCGACCTGACCCCGTTCAGGAAAACATCGACAGCCACACGTCTCAGCGTAGTGAAGGAGAGGAAAAATGCATGAGCTGATGATGAACTGCCTGTACATGCTCGCCATCGTCCTGTCCGTGCTTGGCATCACGGCGGCAATCCTTATACTCATCGGTGTGGTCAAAGGCGTCATCGACCTCATCGACCATCACGGTGGACATCATGAAGCGTAGTGTATACGAATGCCTTGACGGCGACGCTTGGGCAGACATCGAGCAGATGCGCCAACCCCAGCCGATGCCCCCCGCCAAGAAGAAGAACACAGTCACCCGCTACGCCGACATGACACCCGAAAAGGCGGAGCATAAGCGAAAGCTCAAAAAGAAGTGGATGAACGAAAACCACGAGAAGATGCTCGACTATTGGGTGCGGTACCGGAAACAGCATCGTGAGGAAAGCCGGGACGCATGCCGCAAATGGCAGGAGAAATTCAAGGACGAACATGGCGTATGCTATCAGACTTGGCGCAGATGGAAGCAAACGCCTGAAGGGCGCGAGCGCATAGCCGCATGGGAGGCCGAGCACGGGAGGGATGCGCAGTGAGGGCCTTCATCTTCGACGAGGCGGGAACAGGCAAGACGAAACGCAGCATGGACTTGCTGGACGATGCGGAGCATATTCTCGTCATCTGTCCGGCAAGCGTCGTGAAGACCGCATGGCTACCGCAAATCAGCCAATGGTCTCACGGCAAGGCTTTGACCATCGAAGACTACCGCAGGCATGGTTGGCTGGAAGACCACCGTTTCCTCGTGGTGTCCTACAATATGGCCGCCAAGCTGGGAGAAGTGCCGGACGGTTTCAGCCTCATCGTGGATGAAAGCCACATGGTGAAGAATCCTAGGAGCGGACGTTCCAAAGTCGTGAAGGGCATCAGCGACCTTGCCAAGGACGTGCTGATGCTGACCGGCACGCCCGCTCCGAAGGATTTGGAAGACCTGTACGGCCAGACGGTGGTCATGTACCCGCACGCCAAGGACAGGATGGCCCTATTAGGCGATTCTTGGCGCACTCTAGGGGCTTTCAGGATGCGATACGGTAAACCCTACACGATGAGCGTGCAAGGGCGCACAGTGGTCAAATACACGTATTCCAAGCCAATGGTCGAGGAAGCGTGCCGACAACTGCAAAAGCTCGTATTGGACATCCGACGCGGCGGCAACCCGCTCCCACAAGTCGAATGGCTCCCATCGCCGAAAACCGAACAGGAGGATGCGGCTTTCGAACAGTGGACGAACACCCACCAACTCGCCGAAGACGTGTACGCGGCAAGCGCGAGCGCCGCAGCTGTCAAACTCGCCCAACTCGACGATGGTTTCGCCTATAAAACCGAAGACCGTGGGGAATCCTACTGGTTCGGCGTGTCCAAACTCAAAACGGTATACGATGAAGCCAGGAGACGCGAAGACCATACACCACTGCTCGTCTGGACGCGGTTCAAAGCGGTAAGAGACGAAATCTACCGGACTTGGACGCCATGCACCGATGCGAAGACATTCCTCGCCATGACCGCCCAAGAAAGGGAAGGATACCGGCTCATAGTCGCCAACCCGCAGTCAATGGGCACCGGCGTGGATGGCCTTCAGCATCTCATAAAAGACCAGATATGGCTCGACCTCCCGTGGACATACGCCGACTGGGAGCAGGCCAACCGAAGACTGGTGCGACGCGGTAGTCCATATCAAGGACGGCAGCGCATACTCGTACCGGACACGCCATGGAACCGCAAGGTCATGGACGTGATAGAAGGAAGGAAAACCCTCGATGACATCATCAAGGAAAAGCAATTGGGATGAGGTGATGGAAGGCGTCAACAAGGCGATTCCATCCGACCACCACGGGCCGAAAACCCTGAGCGACATCCTCATCGACCCGCCCATCGTGAAAACCGCGAACACTCCGACAGGCATCTACGAGCGCATCGCCGACAACTTCGTCCGCGTGAACGACATGCTCAACGGAGAGAAAGCCGAAGAATACGGCAATCCGCGCACCATGTTCCAGAACATTTCCAAACGGTGGTTCGGCTGCGACGATGCCGAAGTGGACGTGGCGATCATGATGGCCGAACTGAAAATCGAACGCATCAAGTACGACCTTAAAAAAGAAGACTCGTATCTGGACGCCATCGCCTATCTCTCCATGGCATTGGCGTTCATGCAGGAGGGAGAAAAGAATGACCAGCGATAACCGCAATGTGACGAGGCTGAAAGTAGGCCGCGAAGAATGGCAGAAGATAGAATCCGGGGAGACAAGCTTCATCCTCCGCGAATCTCTGTCGCCATATGAGACGGTGGCTTTCATATTCACTGACGCCTTCACGGGAACGCATCTCGGCAACGCAATCATCCTTGAGGAAACCCCGTTCGGTGACTATGAGGCCAGCCCTTGGACGTGGAGCATGTTCGCCAAGCTGACCGGCCTGACCGTGCAGGAACTCAAAGAACGGTTCCCCGCGGAAGCGAATATGGAAAACCCATCCGCATGCGCAATGTACCTGTATGAAATCAAACCGGTAAGCGACAAAGAACTGTTGCAGCGCCTTTGCGACGAGTAAGGAGAAAAAATGCTGAACGACATCACCATCGAACAGTGCGTAGACCATCAAGACCTCATCCTGCCATACACGGAAAAACAGTTGAACCCCAACTCGTATGACGTGACCTTGCAGGACACCATACTTGTCTTCGTCATGGATGCGGAAGACGGTTACGCGGACGGCGGCGACCACACGCTGCACGGCGTACACACCAAGCCCGTCAAAATCGACAATTGCTATCTGCTACAGCCCGGACAATTCGTCCTAGGCGCCACCGTTGAGAAAATCAGCCTCCCGGACAATATGATGGCACGATTCGACGGGAAAAGCAGCCTTGGCCGACTCGGACTCTGCACGCACGTGACCGCAGGATTCATCGACGCCGGATTCATCGGCACCATCACCGTCGAACTGAAAAACGAGAACAGCTTCCCCATCATGCTGAAACCCGGCGTGCGAATCGGCCAAGTCTCGTTCGAATACTTGAACGATGCGGCGGTGAAACCGTACGGCATGGTCGGCCACTATCAGCATCAGAACGCTCCGCAGCCCGCGGTGGAGGTGTGATATGAAATCACCACGACAGTGCCTCGACTGTGGGCGGGATATGACATTAGAGGAATGGTATCCCGAAATGCTGTGCGAAACCTGCAAGCAGGAAATCGATTCGGCGTTGACGGACGAAAACAGGCAGGAAGGATTGGAGTACCCCGATGGGTGTTATTAGAGAAATGGCGGCTGGCCTCACTGGGCGCTGCTGGCACTGCATGAAGAAACTCACTGCAAAAGAAAGCATCCTATATCACGGACTCTGCACCGAATGCTGGAGGTTGCGCGGTGGCGATTGAGCAGGACTGGCGTGACAACAGCAAATACTATCTAAGCCCTGGACAGGAAAGCGCCGTGGAAATGCGAAGCATCGCACGGTACGGCGCCGACATGCGGACCACCGTCCGCATGGAGGAATGCGCTGAACCCATTCAGGCAATCAACAAGCTCAAACGCTTCGATCCAGAAGACCCCAACAATACAGTCGGTCGGAAAGAGCTTATTGGAAACCTGTATGAGGAGATGGCCGACGTGCGGATATGCTTCAGTCTGCTATTCGAAATATACGGTCTGAAACCATCCGACTTGCGGCGCATGATAGACATAAGGTGTGGCGCATGAAGCGGAAGATGGAAGCGCAGGGGGAGAAGTTCTAATGGAAACCCTGAAAACCGTTATCATTTTCGACATCGCTCTGCTTGGATTCGTCGCGGCCATCATGTGGGCGTGTGACGAGTGGGACATTCGTGCCTTCATCGCATACGCGGCGACGGTAATCCTGGTGAATGTGATATGCGTACTGTTGGATGATTAAAGAGAAAGCCCCCGCATGAACCTTGCGGGGGCTTAGGAGAAACCAAAGGAGGGCTGCTGGAAAAACTTCCAACAGTCCTCATTGTATCAGGCTAACGACACATTGTCAAATACCAGTCGCTGCCGGAATCAGTGCCAATGGCGACATACCTCGGCTGGCCCGAAGAAGCGCCAACATAACGACCCCACAGGAAGCCGTCAGCATAAACGCCCCAACCATCCAACACGACCTTCTCGCCGCGACCGTAACCAGCCACAACCTGACCCTTCAACGACGGTTCGGTGCGCACGTTCAACGCGTCCACCGAAACCTCATACGTGGTGGCGACCACAGTAGGGGCAGGGGAGACCACCGGCACGGGAGCCGGATTCACTGGAGTGTTCGCGCCAACGCCAGCATACCTGTCCCAAGCGGCCTTATCGCCAGCGAAATAGTTCAAATCAAGCGAACCGGCATAACCGCCGATATGGCCGTTCGACGTGTACTGGCGCATCGGATACGCCACATACGACCAAATGGAATCCGCATCCTGCCAGCCGACCGCATCCATGGAAGCATAGCACGCCTCCCAAATGCCGCAATCATGCTTGGCGCAAATGTCCTTGATGAACGGGATTTCGGAACGCTGCGCATACACGAGCGGCCTCACGCCGGTCAGTCGGATGTACTGGTAGAGGAATTCGTCGAGATATGCTCGATTGCCCCAAGCGGCGTTATCGTCCGCCTCCCAGTCGACGCACGGCACGAACTTGCCAAGATAACCCTTGGTGTGTTCGGCGAAGAAATACGCTTCCTCCGAAGCGCCGACGCCACGGAGGTAATGCATGTATCCGACAGCCATGCCACGTGCCGCTGCGGCCTGAATCTTCGCATCGGCGCCGACCCACACTGAGTTCACCAGACCATGGTCGTTCGAACATTCGCCAGCACCCCAAGTGCACTGGACCACCACACCATCGGCGTCAATCCTGGAAACGTCAATATCGGCTTTCCAATTGCTGAGGTCAACAATCCTCATTATTCCGAAACCTCCGTATCCTTAATATGCTTGCCGGTCACTTTCGCCTTGTCGGACATTGCGAAGGAAGCCGGACTGATTGAATCGGTCTTGCCGCTCGACGCCACGCACGTCAGCACACTGGCGATGGCCGCGACCAAGGCGATGCCGCAGACGTTCAGCCAATCCACTTCGAACAGGCCGACGCCACCGACCACTCCGGCAGACAATGCCGCCTGACATGCGGTGCGGATCGCACGCTCCAACGTGTCAACCCAAAAATCCTTAGTGAACAATATTCACTGCTCCTTACTATTTTCGTTTTCCAACGGTTCTATTGTACTCCTTAGCCCGTCTGGAAGTCTTGGCTTCGGATACTGTTTCAAAAACTCGGGGTCGAGAACGTTGCAGAGTTCGGCCAGCCAATGTCCGATAGACCGAATGTAGGAGGTTTTCAAATCGTCCTGACGGCGGAGTTCGTCGCGTTCCCGAATGAACTCGGCAAGCTTCTCGTCCTGCCGGTCGATTTCCCGCTGCATGTTCAATTGGGCTTCCGAGAGTCGCCGGTAGGCTTCGCTCAGGTCGCCGCGTCTGTTCTGTGCCCAAGTGACCGCTGCGACCACGATGGCGCATAGTCCGGTCACTAGGGCGACGATGATGTCAGTGCTCATGTGACACCATTCTAGCTGATGATCGCGATTATGTCAGAAAAGACGGTGAAGGATTCTTTACGGAGAGCAACCTTCTCAACAAGAACACTGCCGGATGGGATGTTGCGCAGATTCGCGGCACCGCCCACAACGGCATTGCGAACGGGTTCTTCTGGATTAATCGCGCCGGAGATCGGCGTAACGCAAAAGCTTGGGATTCTTCGCATGTACTCGACCTTCCGGACTCTCTTAAGGCGAAAGGCATCGACCTGGATACCGCCACATCAAACAAGGATGTGGTGCTGCAAATCATCAACAACAATATCAACATCCGTCCGACCGTGAACCGTGACTTCGTGAAAGGAGAGTGGGTTTCCGGCAGTTTCTCCTACCAGCTGGCGTAGTCCGATTGGAGGGCTTAGCCGATATCGTAGGTGAAAATGGTAGAAGCGATGCGAGACCCTGAAGCGCCACCAGCATATTCGACGTACACGTTGCCGTTGCCTGCAACGCCTGCAGTGGTCGGAAAATAGCTGTCTCTCGTTGGCGCATAGACGCTTCCGGAGTTTGCCGGATAGAATGCGGAGTTATTCACCTGTCCAACAACCGTCTTCGAACCCCAGCCGGTCAGATTGATGTCCGCGGTCAGCAGGTCGATGTTTCCAGTGCCGCCAGAAGCCCACATATACACCTTGTTCCCACCGAGGTGAATGTCACGCCATGGCATATTCCATCCACGCCACTTATCGCCTTTTCTGACATAATCGCAATTGTCGGCCACGTTATGCAGCAGCGTGCCTTCAGGCACCATGGTCATGGCGTCACGCTGGGCGGAAGTCTGCACACGCAGCATGTCGCCCTTCATCGCCGCACCAATATACGTCTGCGTGATGACCACGCCGGACGCGGCCGTGTTCGACACGCCAGCCGGAAGCAATACTTGAGCCAAAGCCAAAGCGCCAGACGGAACGCCGGGGGCCACGGGCGTCGCCGCCGCCACGCCTTGCGCGACGCCGAACACAGGAAAATCCGAATCGTCCGACATCGGCGAGCGCGTCTCATGCTGCTTCACATACACCACGTCGATGCGCGAATTAGCGGACGGCGCGGCCTTCAACGGCACGTTCGCGTTTCCATCGTTCTGGATAAGCAGCGCTCCGTAACGGTTCAGCACCGCGTTGAATGGATGCACCGTCACGCTCATGGAATTGCTGTTGCCGGTGACGAGATTGTCCTGCGAGCGGTCGAGAATACCGGCAATCGGCAGCATCGTGGTCTTATTGCAGACGAACAGGCCGCTCATGTCGCGGCGGGCATCCATAAACGACGCATTGCCGGACACTGCGAAGATGCTATTTCTCAACGTCATTATCAATCTTTCCTTCCAGCGCCTTCAGGCGCGACTCCAATTCGTCGATACGGTCATGGGCGAGATGGGCTTCATGTATGGCCCACACGCCCAGCATCGGATAGTTGATGCCAACAGGCTCGTAATCATCATTATACTCGACGAACAGCCCCAAGCCGTTATCGTCCAACTCTTCGGCGATCATGCCCACGTGGATGGTCGCGCTATCGCCGTTCCGGTTCACGTCATCGATGAAACGGTAGAGCGTCCAATCAACGGAACGCATCTGCTCCAACGTGATGTCCGGCATCATGAAATCCTGCTTCACCTTACGGCTGGACTGCGACGTGCCCATCGTGCCGTCCGACAACGCCCACACCGCACGCCACGGGCCGACTGTGAACAGATTATTGTAGGCGTTCGTCGTATGCGTGCCACCACGGTCGGTAGACAGCACACCCCAATTCCAAGCATTGCACTTCTGGTCGATGGCCGCACGGTCATACGAGTTCCGGCTGATGGACGCGGCCACAGTCTGGTCGATGTTCGCGCTGATGTCCAACACCTTCTGAATCGCCTGGGTCAACTGCGAGCCGGAAGGCTTCTCCAATTCGCGCAACCGGCGACCATACTCGTTCAGGGTGGATACGAGCTTGTTGGTCGCCTGAGCCGGATTCTTCACGTCGATGGCATCCGCATCATCTGCGGCCAAGGGGGCGCCGTCAGCGGACTCGCCCTGATGCACTACGATTTCCATTATTCCACCGTCACCTTCACACCGCCGAACACGTCGCCAAGGGTGAACGTAATCCAATTCGAGCTTTCATCGGCCTTGATGCCGGTGATGCGCCGCGTATGCGCGCCATCCACATAATACCAGTCGCCCTTCGTCGTGAACCTGATGTAATCGCCGACCGTATAGTTGGCGAGCGTCTGATTCACCGAATGCAGGTATCCACGATGCACTTTCGCCTCAGTGGACGATACCGGTTGCCAGTAGACCGCTGCCGCCTCGTTCGCATACGCTTGCAACGTGTCCTGACGTTTTACGGTCGAATGACTTGAATCCACGCTCTCCCAAATCGGCGCTCCCGCATTTTCCAGAATGTCCGTATAGGCCGACACGACGAGCGTCCTATCGTCTGACTTGCCTGACGTGAACCATTGCAGCGAGGCGAGCTTGTCGCCATCATCTGTCGCAGACAATGAGGCGATGCCCGGCTGCAGCGCCGAAGCGCTGAAATGGTGGGTTTCGCCGCCAAGCAGCGGATGGCCGGTCTTCATATGCCACTCGTACCCCAAGCCGTCAGCCGTGCGCGTTGGGAAGAATCCGATGTCGCAACCGTTCTGATAGTCCGTGATGTTCGTCAAGACCTCACCCACATAGTCGAGGTCTACGGCCTGATAGTTCGCCTCGGACTTGCCGACTTCCGCGGCCTCCAACACGACCGGTATATTGCTGTGAGGCCAGCTCATCGCCTGTTCGACGAGATTGCGTGCGACCGTGTTCCATGTGACATCCTTGTAGTGCGTGTCGTATTGAGAGTCCGGCGAACCATCCGACTTGATAAGGCTTTTACCCATCGCCTTCGCAGGAAGAATGGTTCGATGGTCGAAATACGTCCACATGCCTGAAGCGACCAAGGTAAGGATGCCCGAATCGGCGTCATAGTCTCGACGCATGAGCACTCCTCCGACCGTCAGCCCATCATCTTCTGCGACCATGACGGTCTTGCCGATGGCGGCGGTGTTCCTCAAATCCAACAGTCGCGCATCGTTGGCGATGTATTGGACGCGCGTATCGCCGGACGAAGCGTAGATGGGCACTTTGACGGTGAGCGAGTCAGTGTCGTTCAGTTTCATCTCCCATTCCGCCGACGTGTGCGGCAGAGGGATGATGCGGCGCCCGGTCAACAAATCCGCGAGATAGATTTTCACCGCCAAGCCTCCTTCCACTCGACCGTCATCGTAGGCGTGCCCGACTGCACGCCCAACGGCGTGAACTGTATCGTCGCATCGCCGGAAGGACGGAACCAGTTCTCTTCCGTGAGGAACATGCTCAAATCAGACTGATTCTGGAACAGCACACGCTCATCGTCGAAGTCGAACACCATCGTCTCGTCCGGGTTGATTTGACGGTGGAATTCGACCGCTTCGCCTGTTTCGATGCAGTGGATGCGCACACCTTCGGAGAGTCCGCCTCTGATTTTCACGACAAGATGCGTCGGCGCGAAACCGCTTCCGGTGATGGCGACACGTCCCGGATTGCCAACCTCGCCTTCGGACAATGGGTCGAGCAGCGGGTCGGTGATGCCTTCGCCGTCTGTCGGCACGCCGACCGTCTGCGAGCGCAACGGCCCGTACAGGTAGGGGGATGGTGCGAGCAATCCAATCTGGAAACCGGCCTTTCCGCGATACCGGTATTCGTCCACGGTCATCGACCTGAGTTCCGCATCGCATGATAATGTGACGCCAGCGCCCTTCTGCACGGTGACGGGAACCAAACGTCCGGCCATGCCGCGGAGACGGCGCATCATCTCGTCCGTGTCCTCGACCGTGCTGGTCGCATAGTATCCGTTGATGGTGATGGTGCGCCCATCATAGTATGTGGTGCCGGGAATGGCGTTGCCGTCAGCCCTAGCCCAAGAATCCTGTTCGGTCTTGGCTGACGGCAAATCGTCGAAACCGCTCATGGACACCAGTGTGAACTCGTGTCCGGCGTCGCCGTAAAGCGTGATGTCACCCACGGTGACGGTTATCGTACTCAAGGTCTGACACTTCCAATCATCTCATTGTTCAAAGCGTATCCGAATCGGCGGGCCACCAGTTCCACGTCGCTCAACGGGCTTGCCACCACATTGTCGATGTGGACGCCGCCAGCATACCGCTGGTCGCCAGCCGACACCATTCCAGTATAGTCTTTAAGCTGCGGAGCCGACACCATGCCAAGGCCGGTCGCGTCAATCTGGTCGAAATCCAAGGAGCCGAGCACGTCATCGACCTGACCGCGCACGAACGGGCCTTGGGCGCCGATGGCCTTGCCGAAGTCGCGCATAAGATGCTCGCCGGACACGCTGGTATAGCCGGAACCGGAGAACGGGCCGACCTTAGCGGGGGAGAACGGGAAGAAGTCTCGCACCTTCTGCAACGCGCCCTTCACCGCGCTTTTCACGCTTTCGACCGCGTTGAGGATACCCTGTTTGAAACCGTTCATCAACGCGGCGCCGGAATTGACCAGCCACGAGCCGGCACCGGCGAACAGACCTATGATTTGGCCCGGAATGCCTCTGATAAAGCCGAGAACGCGACCACCCAATCCGGCGAACGGTCGGGCGATGTTTACGATAATCGCAGGAACCGCGCCAACAACGGCCATGAAAATTCCTGGGAAGTTCGCGGCGATGCTAGTCACCACGCTAATGAAGGCGCCCAACAATGTCGGCAGACCGTTAAGGATGCCGGACACCAGACCACCGATGATTGCGGGCAGCTGGTTGATGATGGCGACGGCGATGCCCGGCAATGCCGCGGCCAACGACGTTATCACGCTCGTGATGGCGGACATCAACGCGGGAATCAGCGTCGGCAATGCGGTGGCGATGCTCTGTCCGATGGACGGTAGCGCGGCCACCACGGTGGCGCCCAGCGTTTGAAGGCCGGAAGCCAAGGACGCGCCGAATCCGCTGATGAATCCGGCGATGGCCGCGCTATTGTCGCTGATGGCGCTGAACGCGACCTGAACGCCCGCCACCAACGCCTGGCCGAGCGAGGTCATGAGCGACGGAATCTGCCCTGCGAGCGTGGCGAACAGCGTGCCGAACGCTTCCAACATAGGCTGACCGTAGGTGGCGATGAAGCCGGGCAGCTGGGCGAACATGTCGGAGAACGCTTGCGTGATTTGCGGCAGCAGCGTCATCAACGCGGGCGCGAGCGTCTGTCCAACGCTCATGAGCGCATTGGCGATGCCCGGCAGCGCTGCCGTGACGCTCGCCACCATCTGCGGGAGGGCGGCGGCGAACGCGCTCGCCATGGCGGGCAGCTTCGTCTGGATGCCGGCAAGCGTGCTGTCGAGGCTTTTCTGCCATTCGTCGAACTTGCCTGCCATCTGGGACGGGTCGAGCTTGAACAGGGTTTGGAATCCGGTTGTCAGGCCGGTGAATATTGCGCCGGTCACGCCCAACTGGGATGCGATGCCGCCAATCTTGCCGATTGCCGCGCCAACTCCATTCACAGCCGCGCCGAATCCCTTCAACACGCCGGAAGACGCTTTCAACGCGGCGGAGCCGATAGTGGAGAAGGCGGCCTTCCCGGCAGCAGCCAGCGGACTGAACCGTCCGGCAAGACGCGACACGGCACCGCCGAACGTGGCCGAGAGTCCGGCGCTGACCGTCTTCGCGGCTGAAGTCAACGGAGCGAACGGATTCTGCCCCTTGAACGAGCCGAAAATCTTTTCAGCAAGACCATTGAACGGAGCCGACAATGTGGATGCCGCTTCGGAACCGAACGATTTGAGCGCGCCCTTGACGGAGGAAAGCCCGTTGCCTACCACGGCCCCAAGCTTGGACATGGTGTCGCCGATGCCGGTCACGTCCAGCATTTCATTGAACGCCGTCCTGAATTCGGACGCCTCGCCTTTCACGTTCTCGACCATGGAGAGCACGCCGGATTCGACGTTGGCACGCATGGCCTCCATCTTCGCCTTGACGGATTCGGCGGCGTTTGAGAACGCTTCGGCGAAAATCTCCTTGACCGGCGCCCACTGTTGCGCCGTGTTCGTGGCGTAGTTGGACAATCCGGCCTTCAGGTTGCCGAACGTCCGCATGATGCTGTCGGACGCGGACACAGCCGAACCGACCAGGGGGAGGAACACGTTCGGAATGTTCAGGCCGGTCAGCTCCTTGAATTCGCGTCCCACCTGCACGAGCTTGTCACGGTAGATGTCCGCGCTTTGTCCGGCTGTGTCCAACGAACGGTAGATGTCCGAATCCACGACGATGGTGTCGGCGGCTGCGCGAATGTCGCGGAACGCTTGGATGAGGGATGGAGCCTTCTTCCGTGCGGCGGAATCCACTTCGGTATTGAGGGTTTCGAACGCTTTGAGGAACGCTTCGGGAAGCGCTTCAGCGTCGGAACCCATCGCATTCAAACCGTTTTGGAGCAGCTTCACGTTCTCGGACGCCTGTCCTACGCCGTTGCGCAGGTTGGTTGCGGCCTGTTGGATGATTTCGAAGCCTTCAGCGCCTTTCTCGCCGAAGCTGAACGCGTAAGTCGCCAAGTCTTCGAACGCGACATTGAACTTGCCGAGCGCGTTCTGCACCCTCGTCGATTCGGACAGCGTTTTCGACATCGCGTCGGACATGGACGCGAGCTTATCGATGACCACGGACGATGCGGACACGGCGGCGCCGAACGCGCTTGTGAAGCCTGAGCCAAGTTTGACAAGCTTGTCCTTCACGCCGACCAGTGCGTTGCCGATGACCGGGATGCGGGATGCGAACCGGTCGTTCGTGGCGACCATGAGGGAGAACACGGTGGTTCCAATGACGCCTACGGTATTCAGTGCGTCGCCCAAAGCGGATAGGAGGTTGGCGTTCTGCGAGTTCAGGCTGATAAGGTTTGTCAACGGGGCGAGGAACTGTTCGACCTGCTGTGCGTTGAACGCCTTGTTGACGGCTGGTGCAAGCTGGTTGACGAACGTCGCCGCCAACGTGGAGGCCGCGTTCGACAATGGCACGAATCCTGCGAGCATTTCGCCGAACGTGTCCGCCATGCCAGAACCGGAAATGGCGGTCAACGCCTTGCCGAGGTTGGCGGACAATGCGGTGGCGGCTTCAGCCGACCTTACACCAATCGTGTTCTTGATGCTGTTCCATGCGCGGTCTGCCGTGACGGGCATGGCGGCGAACTGCTGTTCGATGGCGTCCGCGTTCTCAAGCACCGTATCATAGAGGGCTTGGCCGCTGATGGAGCCTTCCTTACCCAACTGTTTCAGGTCGCCCACAGACGCGTTAAGATGCTTGGCGAGCATTCGTGCGATTTGCGGCGAGTTCTCCATGATGGAGTTCAACTCATCGCCGTTGACGATGCCCTTGCCCAATGCTTGGGTAATCTGCCGCATGGCACTGGACGCTTCCTGCGTGGACGCGCCCGTGCTGATCATGTTCTCGTCGAGCAGTTTGGTGAATTTCGCCGCGTCACCGTAATTGGTCGCGACTTCCGGCGCGAGCGTGCGGAGGCGTGCCGCCGACTGGATGAAATCGTCCGTGGAGACGCCGACCTTGTTCGCGTATTCCAGCGACGTTTCGAGCGAGCTTTTATAATCTCCGGTGGCGCCTACCGCGTTTTTCAGCATGGCGGTGGTCTGCCCCCACTGATTGCCCATTTCGATGATGTCGGACGTGACGGTTTTGACGGCCTTGCCGACCGACGCCACGGCGGCGATGGCTGCGGCGGCATTCAGATACTTGCCGAGGTCGAGATTCGCGAAGCCGCTGCCGAACGCGTCGGCCGAACGGCGACCACTGGAACCGAAGGAGGGGAACACGCTGTTGAGCGCGTTTTTCACGCCGCCTTGCAGGTTGAGGCCCTTATTGAACGAGCCGGAGAACAGTCTGGACATGCCTAAGCCGTTCGACGTGAAGAGTCGGCTTGTGCCTGATGCCAGTTTGGGCTGGATGGCGGGGGTGAGCACCGCGCCCTTGCTTGCTTTGACAAGTGCGGACTGCAAGCCTTCCAACGATGGAAGTACTTGTATCCATGCGGTTGCGATGCTGCCCTTTGCCATCTATCGTTCCTTTCGGTGAAGACCCAACGCCTTGTCGATGTCTTCAGCGTTCATCGAATCGAGTTCGTAATCCTCCTTCTTGGTGTTCTTCCGGTTTTCCGGCAATACGCTTTTCGGCTTCCGTCCCTTGCCGGAGTAGGGGGCGAGCGTTGACTGTTGGATGATGTCGAGCAGTCGTGCGACCGCGCCGAACGTGCCTATGAGTTTCGCCCGCTCCAATATGGAGTATTGTCGCGGACTACCGTATTGGCTTGCGAAATCAGCCAGTATTTGGCTGTCCCACTTGTCCGGGTTTATCGCATAAGTCAGTCTTTCGACGGTGAATCCGTAATTGTCGGCAATTTTCCCGACAAGTATTCCCATGCGTCGATGATGTCATCATCAACCGCGGCCATAAGCTGCTCGTACTTGGCTTCGGTTAGGACGGCCTGCATGAGCTTGTCGATGAGCCATACGGTTTCCACGCTGTCTTCCATGCTGTCGCTGTGGATGGCCTGCTGGAATTTGCGGTTGCGGAGGAGTTTCGCATAGGCGTCCGCCCATCCGTCTTTGAAATCTTCGATGGTGATGGTTGGCTTGCGTTTTGCCATTGGGTTTCCTTTCGTTGTCTTTCTATATAAGGATACCCCACATGCCGGTCAATTGGTGAGGGCATGTGGGGTATGGTTCGGACGCCACAGTGAGACAAACCCGCTGGTTAGCCGAAGCTGCTGTCAGCAGGCTCTTCCGAATCGTGGTTGACATCCGAGTTTGAAGAGCTTGCGTAACCGTTTCGAGCGTTGTCGCCATCGCCCGTGTTTTCAACAGTGGATTTCAGACGAGCATTGCGCCTTTCGGCAGGGTGGTCAACCTCACCGTTCGTCGTTTTCCCACCTCCTTCAGCCACCGCCATATCAGTGGCGGCGGCTGTAAGGCGTTGAGTCGGATGGCCTACGCTTTTTTTGGGATGGTAATGTACTGGGTCTGTGCGGGCTGGTCGGCGGTCGGATAGGCGGTGATGGTGAACTCGAAGTTCACGAGAGCCGTGTGCACGTGGCTGATGTCGCCGGTGATGAGGAAGGTGGCGTCGGCCATCACGTTGCGGCGCTTGCGGCCACCCTTCAGCATTTCATCGATGACGATGACGTGATGTTCGAGGTCGCCGGCCTGCTCCTTGATGGTGATGGAGCCATCCGTGGTGCTGGCCGGTGTGACGGTCACGTTTTTGGAACCGTATGCGACCTTGAGCAGGTCTTCGTTCAGGGCTTCGATGCAGGTGCCCGTCCACGTCTTAGAGAACGTCGGGTCGGCCTGTGCGACGGTATCGCCGCCGGCGGCCACAATATCATCGCCCGGCTCGAACGATGCCGGTTCGGTCAGACCGTCTTCGGACAGATAGCCGAGGCCGACGAACGCCTTGTCCAGTTCGGTGGTGGCGTCGGTGGGGACTGCGGTGCCCAGTGGGGCGACCCAAATATAGCCGGACTTGTTGGCACTAGTGCCCGGCTTCGAGAATGTCACGTTTGCGGAAGACTGCTTTGCGCCCATCTCAATTCCTTTCGTTGTTGCGTTCAATCAGTGGATGGGCGGCGTTGCCGCCGCCCATGTGTGTGGATGATGTCACTCGGTGGCGTGGGTGATGGCGTAGAACTTGCTGGTTCCGCCGATGAAGCCCCAGCCGATTGCGACTTCGGTGCGGAGCATCACCTTGTTGACGGCGCCCAAGTCGCCTTCGGCGGAATTATCCGGGTTGCCGGAGTCGAACACTTCGATGCCGGACAGCGGGACGGCGCCCCAGACGAAACGGTTGGCGAAGTCGCCGATGACCGCATCGAGCACCTTCTTGGTCAGCTGGCCGGAGCCGGTGGCCGCAGCGGTGTCGGACACGGTGTTGGAGGCCGCGAGGGTGACGCCGCCAAGGTTGACCATGTTGCCGATGAGCGGAACGTCGGCGGCATACTGGGTCGGCGTGCCAATGGTGGTGAGACCGTCACCGATTGCGGCCAGATAAGCGGAGGTGGTGACGCCCTGCGCGGACGCGTCGCCCTGTGCGGCGACCTGACGCACCGCCTGCTTGAACGCGGTGGCCGCTTCCGCTCCAGTGCCTGGCGTGTAGCTGATGTCTCCGGCCTTGTCGAGCACGTATCCGTTGGTGCGTGCGACGGTGGACGCGGCCTTGGTGGCCGGGTTGACGCCGAAGATGGGGGCGAAGTCGAGGGCGCGGCTGATTGCGCGGTTCACATACGTGCGGTACTGGTCGAGGATACCGGCCTGATACGGCTGCGCGAGGATGCTCTGAAGCATGGTCTGCGGGGAACCGGCGCGGAAGGTGGCGTCGGTCGGATTGTAGGCGCCGTCAACGCCGAACAGTTGAAGGAACTTCTTCGGGAAACGGTATGAGATGTAGAAGGTGATGGGGTTGATGGTCACGACACCGTTGGTGGCGTCGTTGGAAGACTTCTTCTTTTCGGCTTCGGTTTCGCCGGTGGCGCCTTCGCCGAAAATGCCCATCTCGCCGGAGAAGTCGATGGTCTGCATCTGGGTGCCGATGAGGTCGATTGGAGTGCTGTTGGAAATCTTGGCGATGGCTCCGGCTGCGGGCTGGTTGGAAATCAGCTTGCGGTCAACGAAGCCGGGCTTCAGTTCGATTGTCGCTAGAGACATGACTGCCTTTCGTGGTTGAGGTGGATGGTGTCGGCCTTATGCATTGCGGCCCCGACTCGGCCTCTACCACGATTGTTTCCGGCTGTGTGCGCCTCGACCCCACGGTCGCCCAGTGGGTATGCCCTGCATTGTTTAACGACTGTGCCGGGCGGTTCAAGTCGGTACATTTTGAGGGAGACGGTCGGTCTTGGCATGGTGAACGAAGCTCTGATTGTCTGATCGACCATCTCCATAGAGATAGCATAGCACCCCGTCTGACTTTCGTCAAACGGGGTGTTGAGCAAACCAGAATCACAAGAGAGGAGCTACACATTGCTGCGTAACGGTATTTATTCTACCACCTTCTCGTCGCGGTGCGCGTCCGGCGTGTCGCCGGACTTGCTATGTGGTCTGACTTGGCGCGGTTGCATCGCATGTGGGCTGGCACGAGATTGTCCATCCTGTCGCTGCCGCCGGCGGCGCGCGGTATCACATGGTCTGCCGTGAACGACAACGGGTGCGCCGTGTCACGGCCCCAGTAGAAGGGCGCGCCGCAATAATAGCAGGGCGCTCCCGTCCGCTTGGTGCGCTCACGCAGGATGGTGCGGTTGCGATGGTAGAGTCCCGTATCCTTACCCATCAGGCAATCACCTCCCGAACCTTGCGTTCCTTCGGACGGTTGACGCCACGATACCATGCGGCGATGCTGACGCCCTTCAAACCCGCAGTGGTTTCGGTCTTGCGTATCGGCGCGAACTTCCACTGGTCGTCCGAACCGGACTTGAGCTTCTGCGCGTTCTGCACTTCGGCGGTCAACTGCGGGTTGTTCGTATGCTTGAACCGTCCCTCGTTCAGCAGGTCGAGGAACCCCTGCTGCGAGGCAAGGAACTCGGTGCCGGTCAATTGGATGACGTTCAATCCGCGTGGCAGCATGTCCCTTATCGGATTGTTCAATCCTCCGGCGTCCAAGATGAGCGTGGTCTTGCGCGGGCGCGTCTTCAATTCGTCTACGACCCACTGCCATGATTCGGTGGTGGGGCGTTCGTCCACGATTTCGCCGATGATGTACGCCCACTTGTCGTAATGCTGCGAGCCGACCGTCACCTCTTCGGTGCTGGCGGCCACGGACAGGGCGAGCGTGCTTGTCGCGGGGTCGAAGGTGAGCGCGTAGACGAGCGTGTCGCGGTCATGTTGGAGGTCGGAGTATGCGCTGTCCCACAAGTCCATCGGGATTGCGGGAGGAATGCTGTCCGCCCACCATAGGCCCAAGTCTTGGATGCGGAAGTCGATGAGGCCGTCCGCGCCGCCCTGTTTGGCTATCGCCACGTCGGTGAGGAACGCTTCGCGTGGAATCACGTCCGGGTAGAGCGGGTTGGTGAGCGCCCACAGCTGCTCATCCTCGATGTCCGCCGTCTCGTCATCGATGCCGTAGCGCACGGCGTATGTCATATCGTCGTTTTCCGCATTGTCGAGGAACACGTTGAACGTGTCTCCGATGGATGAGGGGAGGAACGGCGTGCCCGTGTAGATTATCATCGCCATGCGGCGTGTCTTCAATGTCTTGCTGATCATCGCCTCGTATTCGGAGCGGAGTTCCTGCGCCTCGTCGAAGATGACCAAATCGAACGTGCCACCCATGCCCGCGGAAGCGCTCTTGCGGGAGCGGAACCGGACGAACGCGCCGTTCCTCAACTGTAGGCGCTCGCGGCCCATGGTGGTGCTGAAATGCGTGACTTCGGCCTTCAGTTCGGGATTCGAGTCGATGGCGTCTTTCAAATCCTCCATGATTTTGTTGGCCGCGATCTGCTCGTGCGCGGTTACGAGCACGTTCAGACCGAGCACGAACAAATAGTAGAGGATTGGGGCGGTGAGGATTTTCGTCTTGCCGTTCTGACGCGGCATGTTCAACGCGACACGCTTGTACTTCCAAGTGCCGTCCTTCTTGCGTTGGAAGGCGTTGTTCAGGAACTCGACCTGAAACGGGAGGATTGCGTTGCCGCGGCCCCAGTTCACGTATTCGGCGGCCATGATTGCCACGTCGGACGTTGGGCGGACGTTCGCCCTCCAATTTGGATTCTTCACCAGCATGTCACACCACCTGATACTTCTTGAGGATGTCTGCGTCGGCGCCCTTGCCATAGGCGTCGCCGATGGATGCGATGTCCTGCGCGGTCTGCGGGAACGTGAGTTCGTAATCCAATTTGATGCCCAATGGTTCGAACACGGCGTTCAAATCCTGTTTGATGACGTAGATGCGGCTGACGAAGCTTTCACGGTTCGATACCAACGATTGGGTGGTCGCGCCCAGCGTGTCCAGAATCTGCGCGTCCTGTGGTGGGAGTCCGGTTTCCATTTGGAAGCTCAACACCGTGTTTTGCAGGAGGGTTTTGAGCTGTCCGTTATCCCACTGGCTGAGTCGTTTGACTTCCGGCCGGACGATGGTGTCGTGGTCATCGTTGGCGTCGAATTTCGTCCAGTTGGCTGGATTCTTGTTCGGGTCGGCTTTGATTACCACGTCGGGGGAGGTGCCGACCACGACCGGTTCGGGCAGCATGAGGTGTTCGAGGTTTTGGGAGATGAGTCCTTCGATGACCATGGCACGCTGCGCCAACAGTACGGCTTGGTCGGTGACGGGCGCGTGGCTGAGGGTGAGGCATCGGAGGTTTTCGTCGATTTCGTCGGCGTTCTCGTCATAGCAGCGTCCGTCCAAGCCCACCGCGGCGACTTTTCCCAACTGTAGGTCTGCGGATGGGAGGTAGTCGGTGCTGAGCGGGTCGCCGTCCTGCATGAGGAAGTAGGAGTTGACGCCGCCGACCGCTTTGGAGAGGATGCGGGTGAAGCTGCGTTTGCCGACCGCGCTGAAGTTGGTGACGCGCACGCGCATGGCGTACGCGTTCTTGACGATTTCAATCCATGGGAATGAGATTGCCTGTTCGTCCACGATGGTGAGTGTCATGAGCGTTTCGCTTCCTTCGCTACGAGTTTCTGAAGAGTGGTTTTCGGCGCTTTGGCGGCGGTGGTCTTGCTCTTGTGCGAATCGACCTTCACCGCTTCGTCGAAGTTTCTGGTCATGGTCATGAGCAGTTGCATGAAGCTGACGTAATCTCGCTGCGCGTTGCTTGCCATGCTCATATAGTATTGGCGGTCATCGTCGGATGTTTCGGCTTTTCGCCCGTACTTTTCCATGTCCGAGTAGGCTTTGTCGATGAGTCCGTTGACCTGTTCCATGCGGCTTGAGAGGGCTTCTTCAGTCTTCCCTGCCATGAATCCTCCTTAACTGTTCGGCCATTTGGCGTCGTTGTTCTCGATACCATCGTACCATTTCGTTTTTCACTGTGGTGCGGCGCGTCGGGCTTTCGACGTATTGTGGGTCGGTGTTGTTGATGGTTGGCGTCATGTGAGGCTGTTCCTTACGTAGATTTTGCAGTCGCATCCGGCGTGTCTCGCCCAGACGCCGTAATGGTTCGCGTCGTATGGGTGCCATATTCCGCACAGTCCGAGACACCATTGGCATGTTTCGCCCACCGATTCGCGTACGACTTCCGTTGTCGAGTCGATGGCGAACAGGTTGTCGGTCGCCTCCTGCATCGGCTGTATAGCCAGCTCGCGCTTGTATTTGGCGAGGAAGTCCCTGACCGTTTTTTCGGAACGCCGCTGGCTTGTGAGCCATCCGATTTTCTTGCCGAAGGCGTCGGAGTCGAGGCGTTCCAGTCCCAGTCCAGCGGATTTTTCGGCGACCTGCTTCCAGATGTCTCCCAAGACTTTCCCGGCCAAATGCTTGTCTCCGCTGGCCGCTGCGGCTTGGGCTTGGCGCACCTGTTCGTCGGTGATGATGTCTTTGGCGGCCGGTGAGAGGATTTCCATGAGGTCTTCGACCGACTCCTGTGTGGTTTTCAAGTCAGATACTCCAACTGGTATGCGTATACGGTGGCCGTGCGTCCGTCCTTGGTCGGCTGGACGTCGGTGGTGTTGAGCATGGGGGCGCCCATGATGTCCCATGGGCTTTGATTGTACCAGTCGGTCAGAGCGTCGCCGATTTCGGCGCTGAGCGTGTTGTCGGTTCCGCCTGAGAGTTCGCGCGTCACCACGGTGACGGCGATGTCCAGGTGTCGGATGTATGGGGTGATGTCGGACGCGTTCTGGCGTGTGACGATGATGAGCGGATACTGGCCGGTGTTCTTCACGGTCGGATACTTGTCGTATACGCGCATGTTGAGCCGTCGGGATAGTCCGTCGATGATGTCGTTGACGATTTCATTGTCTTTGCTCACAGTCCGAATCCTTTCAGCGTGTCGCCGGAATGGGGCGTCTTGTAGTATTTGATTTCCGTTCCGGCTCGACGTGTTCCGTTGAACGTGCTGAGCGTGCGGTATGTGGTCATGGATGGCGGCTTGCCCCTGTATGAGTCCATTCGCAGCTGCGGCATGATTCGTGATGCGACGCGGCGTGACTCCTGCTGGAATCCGGCCGACTGCATCACGATGTTGGTTGCCGCGTTCGGTGCGGCGACCATGATTTTGGCGCCTTTGAGTCTTGCCATCAGTATTGCGCCTGCTTCGCGTTGAAGCTCCATTTGAACGGGTTGAACATCACCCTGTTTTCGGGGTCTATGGGTGGTTTGATGGAGGTGACGTGGTAGGTGTTCCCGTGGTATTCGAGTTCTCCGCCGTCGATTTCGGGCGGCGTGTCGGGCGTGGTGACGTGGATGGTGAGCGAGTCCACTTCGGTCATGTTGTCGAACGTGCTTGTGTCTTCGCCTGTGGTGTTCGCGGTCACGATGCCTTTGACGGTGTGTTGGCCGTCGCCGGTGGTGATGGTGATTTCGTGTGTTTTGAGTCCGTAGTGCATCAGAGTTGGAACCTTGCTATGGTGGCGCGTCCGACGCCTAGTTGTTTGAGTTGGTTGCTGGTGAAGAACACGTCGTCCGTGTTGCCTCGCCATTCGCCGGTGAAACTGTAGCCGCCCGCTGTTTGGGTGAACGTTTTGAACGCGCTCAGGTCGGTGTCGCTGTCGGACATGGATTCTTTGCGGCTCACGTCCTGTGCGACGCTGACGCCGATGATGTCGGCGACCATTTGGCGCGTGAGCGGGTCTTCCGTGACCTGCTTGTCTAAATCGTCGCCTTGGTTGCGGTACATCATGCGGAGCACGTTGGATGCGGCTCCGCGTTTGCGTTCCTCGTAGTCCACGAGGTCGATGGGCACTTTGTGGCGTAGGTATGCTTCGGTGTCTTCGACGGTGGCGAGCGGCTTCAGTTCGTCGGTCAATCTTTTTCCTTCCAGTCGTGCATCGAGAGTCCCAGCTGCAATAGACGCTCGGCAAAACGTTTTACCAGCTTGTCCTTCTCGTTTTCATCCAACTCCGCCGGTGTTGTCACCACTATGTCATCGTCGAGGATTGAGAGGGTCGCTGGAACGGTTTCGTCTCGCATCATCATGCTGAGGATTCGGATGTCACGCATGCGCCGCTCCCATCCAGTCGGGCGTCTTGGTCGCCGGTTCGACGGTCACAGGGGTGACGCGCGTGCGGCTGTTGATGCTCGCGGCGAGCTGCTTCTCGAATTCGTCGAGACGCGTCTCGTCTTCCGGCAGCAGCTCCGCGCTCAGCCCGTACTGTTCGGCGATGGCGTTGCGCTTCGCCTGCAACAGGCCAAGACTGATGCCCTTCTCACGGGCCTCATTGACGCGCTTCTCGGTCTCCTCCGCTAGTTTTCGGGCGTCTTCGGCCGCTTTCTGGGCTGCTTCGAGCTTTTCTCGCTCTTTGGCGAGCTTTCGGCTGATGATGGCGTCGAGCTGGGCTTGGGTGATTGTCGGCTCCTGCCGTGTCGAGGCTTCCGTGCCTCCATTCTGGCTTTCAGAGCCTCCCATTCCGGTACCGGTCGCATTCGGGTCTGTTCCTTCCACTAGGCGGATTCGCTTGTTCAAGTGTCGTTTGAAGTTCATACCAGTCTTTCCAATCTTAACCGCATCGTGAGTTCCACGATGTCCACAGCAGCATTATACGCCCTGCGCAAGTCCATTCGCGCCTTCAGCGTCTTCGGATCGTCGAAGTCTTCGGGCAGTGCCGCCAGATGCCGTCCGAGTTCTTCCTGGATTGAGCGGGCTTGGTTCTCAATCGTTTGGATTGGTGCAGTCAAGCTCCATCTCCTTCTTGTAGGTCGCGACCAGGCAGTCGTGCTCGAAGCCGCCTTCATCGACGGTTTGAATCGTCGTGTAATGCACTGGCGTGTTCGCGTATTCGCAGAACCATGCGAACGCGAGCATGAGCGTCACCATGACGGCGATCGCTCCGCGTGCGATTGTGAGGAACGTGTCATGCATTCGTGTTCCTTTCCTAGGGTTTTTCCGATGATCGCGCATGCGATGCGCGTGGTTCTTATTCTAGTCCGATGGTCGAACATGATGCGTCCGTCTTCGGTCACGTGGCATGCGGCTAGTGTCCGCCCGCATCGCGGGCATTCGTAGACGCATGCCAGTCCGTGTCCGGCGGGGCGGATCGCCACGTCCGCCCCATGTCGCGCGCCGGTGTCGCATAGGCGCCCTATCGGGTCGG